TAATCGGTATCGACGATCGCGCCCTCGCACATGCATGAAAATCTTAATGATCCTGAGAGTTGATCAGTTGCCAATGCCTTTATCCCTACCAGCACCATCCTCGGATATTCAAAATCGTCGGCATACACCTCTCTCACGGCAGAAAGATACATATCATCGGCATAGCGGGAGGATGTCTGATCAACAGATAGATTGGAAACCCTGATTTCATATTTCCCGGGGCTTAAATTCATCTCCGTTTTATATGTCCTTCGAATCGTAGAGTTCTGGGCACCGGAGACGGTTGCATAATCGACGATATTTTCACGGTTTACCGTGTAGTAAACAGTTTCTTGAATCCATCTGCATCTGGCAGTTAAATTATAATCATAATTATAAATGTTCTGTCCTTCATAATATGAATAAGGGTTATCTCCGCCGTTTTGTACCTCTACCCAAGTCCTGTCACCCCATTCGCCGTTCCACTGCCAGTAGCCCAGACTCCAATGGCCTGACTCCACCGGCACCTGCTCTGTCCATGCCACCTCCTTTTGCGTTATCACAGTCCAGTCTGCATCTCCCTGCTTTTTTATTTCTATCCGGAGGTCTACGCTTATAGCGTCAAGCCCTCCGGCGTTGTTGGCGTAATAAAGTCCGTAGGGGAAAGTTATATCAACTTCCAGGCCGTTAAAGTCGCTGCCGATTGTGACATAGGTATAAGGATTGTCCTTCGTAACCTTGACGGACAAAGGGTATTCTGATTTCGTGTCGTTAAAATTAGGAATAGGGTCCTGGTCAAGGTGGCCGTAACGTGTATAAATCTCCACGCCCTGCAGGTTCTCCGTAGGCTGGTCATTGATCTTAAAATCATATAGCCGGTTAACAGGACCCAGACCCAGACATACGAGAACGTTTAAATATTGCTTGTCGTTAATATTCTCGATATGCGAGGCTACAACGTTGCCGTACAGTTTATGGGTACCGAATACCCTGGGAATGGCCGCGCCCTGCTGCTGAATGGTCTGCGGGTTCCATGAGTAAGTTTGCGTGGTATCGAACCCACCGTGTACATCCATTGTAGGCAGATCGGGTGATTTTGCAAGGGCGGAAACGGCAAGGCCACCGAGGATGGAGACGGCCATAGAGGTAGCAATGCTGCCTGCCATACCTGCTCCGAAAACACCTGCGGAAAATATTGACGGCGCAGCCCAGCTTAATGCACCCGCACTGATAGCAACCGCCACGATTGCAATGGCTATGCCTACAAACGTAGCAACATCATCGCCGGGCACCGGAACCAACATAACCATGTCTCCCGGCATAGGGTACGTTGCATGAAGCTTGTCTTCAGGGATGAGATGTGTATTCAGCATTACCACAAAATCAATTTCTTTGGTGACCATTTCGGGAAGATGGCGGGTCTTTATTGCAAGGAGATTCAAACCCTTTTCATAAGGTATTTCTACGGTGCGGAGCGTATCGGAGTTGAAAGGGCTTTTGCATTCCTTTATGGTCAGGCTGCCCATCGGTAGTACCCTCTTATCCTGTGTCTCCAGGCGATTGCGTCCAGGCGGGATACGACAACAGATTTTTCCCGCATGATGTGGATAAATGAGTTGCCGTCTTCAAGAACAACCCCGACATGTGTTTCGTAGGGGGGCAGCACAGAGAATACCACAAAACAAAAAGCCTCCGGACGGTCTATTTTTTCAAATAGTTGCTTTCCCTGTGCCACCATCTGATGGATAAGGGACATGTCCACGTCATCGCCGTAGGCGAATTCTGGAATGACAACGCCCCTGCGTTTCTGAATTTCCATGACAAGGCCGTAACAGTCCATCCCGTTTTTATCCCGTCCGTGCCGTTTAAATGGTATTCCGAGGAGGTCTTTATAATCAAACAACTTTTATCCCCTTTTGAGACAGGCCGATAAAAGCTCCGTATCTAAGACTGTTGTTCTTTGCCCGGCAATCGGTGAGGGTGTTTTTGCATGTTTCTGATCCAGCCGTGTAATTTTCTCCCTCGCACCATGTCGATATGGAAGAGTTCAGACGGCCTGCCGGAGATCTTCCGGAAATACCTTTTCTATTCGCCAGCCGCCAGTATTTCCACCAGATCGCTCCGGTGACAGGCTTGTTGGCTGCAGCGGAGAGATGATCCTGAATTCCGATATATATATTGCCGTCATCTCCATAGACAACCGATGCCGATGGATCGTTGTAATAACATTCGTGCCATTTGAACCGCCACATACAGTGGTTTGCAAGATACCGGTATACGGGGTATATATCCCTAAAAAGGTTTCTTCCGCCGCAGGCAAAAACAACCCAGTTTTCATCCGATGAGGCATCGAGGATTTCTATTTTTGTTTGCAGATCGACGTAGCTTTCAGAAAGGTATTGCGCATTGATAATCGTCAGGATTATCTCCGATCCGACAGCGCCCTTTGTCTGCTGCAGGTATGTCTCGAATATTCTGAGCGTATTGTCCACACGGATATTCCAGGTTGGTATGTTGCCGTCCGAATCTATTTCCGGCAGCTCTATCTGAAACGGAAATTTCGTATATGTCACTCCGGTGGTAGGGATTGTAATATCTTCGTTGTTGTGGACAAAGTGGAGCAAGGCGCTGTTCGGCAGGGTAATGTCGAGAAGAAACAACCAGGGATAAATGGAGGCTATTTCGTTTTTCAGGTATTTTAAAACAGGAGGGAGCGTCATTATACCTGCTCCAGAATGAATTCGGTGTCCCACCAGTTTGGCGATTCCCGCATGGTAAACATTATGGGCCCGGCGAATCGCACGCTATAGGTGATAAGCCCGACAGGGCTTGTCCAGGAAAATATACCCGCACCTCCTTGAACAGCAATCTCAAAAGCCTCTATGGTTGCCTTGTCGGTAGGAGTAAGAAGGCCGTATTTGACTTTCCACTTTTTTGGAATTCTGGTGAACCTTGCCCTGGTTAAAATGTAGCCCCCGTCAAGCTGCGTCCTTATTGTAGGGTCTTGGGCTAATTCTTCTCCCCATCCCTCGATTGACGGCGTCACGGTGAGCGTCGGAAATACTACCATTAAATGTCCTTTATCCCATAAATATTTTTAATTGTGCGGTCTTTGTCTGCAAGCTCGATCATAACGTTTTTTATCATCCTTTTCCCGTCCCATTGTGTTTGGGTCTCTCTCTGTTTTACATCCAGACCGGTTTTATTGTCGATATTAACCTGGACGGTGACAATCGGCTGAGAGGTTCCGTCCATACTTCTCGCTATATTGGTTAACCATTCGTTTTGCTCCTCGGTGATATAACGTTCTCCTACACGGTTAATGACCATACGTTCATCGCTATTAAGTCCACCGGCATGAAACACAGGAATATATCGTCTGACCGTCCCCCCCGTGTGTGCTACTTGCGTACCGCCAGGATTAAGCGATGGATGGTATGTGGGTGTCCCCGATGATCCCGAAGACGCTGGCGTGCTGCCGAACAGACTCCCTATGCCGCTTATGATGCTGCCAGTTACCTGCTGCCCCAAAGCATTGGCCATTGCCCTCTTAACGCTCGATAAAAAGCTGTTAAGATAGTCGGAAAGGCTTTTTAATTTTCCTTCAAAGGCATCAAAAAAGAAATCACTGAAGGACTGTTGCATAGCGGTAGCGGTCTCGGTGGCGATCTCTTTGGCCATTTGAAACGATGTCTTCACATTCCATAAAAACTCTGTGAGTCCCCGATTAAACCCTTCCCCGAAGCTTCCTGTAAGTTCTTTAACGGTCATGGTGAGTTCGTTTATCTTTGCCCTGGTTTCATCGATTCTGCTTTCGGCTTGAAATTGGGCGGTAAGATCGTTTCTCTCTATGGCCTTTTCCCGTTGCTTGACATAAGCTTCAAGAAGTTTTGTATGCTCTTCTATACGTCCCTTGGCAATGTCTGCTTTTGGTAAGGACATTTCTTTTTCTGCAAGATCAAGAACGGCCAGTTGACGTCTTGATTCCGCTTCAAGGATGGCGAGATTAAACTCCTCGTTTATCTTTTCCCGTTCCCGGACACCCTTTGCCTCGATCTGGGCAAGACGCATCTGGTATTCTTCATAGGTCATTTCTGTCGACGACCATATCTCACCAAGCTCTTTTGTCAGTTTTGTTTCTTCCTGGATGCTTTTCTGAATCCGGTTTTCCTGCTCGTTGCCGGTTGAAGTCTGCAATTCTTCTACGAGAGACTTGTATTTTTTTTCTCCCTCTTCTCGTTTCTTTTGGGCCTCCTCATATTCCTTCCATTGTTTTTCCCATTGAGCCTTGCCAATCATTGCCTCTTTCCAGCGATCAAGAAGACTCTTGTCGAGTTTGACTTTGTGCTCTCTCATTGATTTGTCGGCTTCCTGCACAAGGTCTTTGTATTTATTTTCAATATCAAGTATTTTGTCGGACAATTCGTCGGAATGATAGGCAGTCTTATCGATATCGGTTTGCAAATCCCTTAACTTTTTCTGCCAGTTTTCAAGGGCCTTGATCTGTTCTTCCGTTTGCCTTTGGGGGTTTGTCTTATAACCTGTTTTTTCTTTGTTTATCTCTTTATAGTAATAAAGAACTTGCCCAAGCTCAGAAACAACCCTCGTGAGACCGGCAGCTTCGGGGCTGGCATAGTCCAATTGCGCAAGTTGTTCCTGCGTAGCCGGTTTAAAGCCTTCCCTCCGCATAGCCATGTCTTGTAAGGCTCTGTCATTTGCGTTATATCGATCTTCAAACATCTTGTTCCATTCGACAAACTTTTGGGATCCTTTATCCAGACCCTTGAATTGTCCGAGAAAAAAGGTATAGTTGATCCCCTGAGCAACAAGACGGGGTATTGCAGTTAAAGTCCCGCCGATCTTATCCAGAAGCATTGCAAGTCTGTGCACATCGGCAATGGTCTCTGTTATAAAATCCCTAAATGTCTCGATGCCTTTCAAAAAATCCTTGTTCCACTCTATCTTGTTTGTTTCTTTGTTGATTGTAACGATTTTGTTTGTGATGTCAGATAACTGCTGCTTAATCACGTCAAAAAGAGGTTGAAAAACCTGGCCCCCTGCCTGGAGGGCTATATCTTTTGCATTACTCCATAGTCCGGCCCAAGTATTCTGGGATTCTATACCGGCAAGCTTATAAGCATCGAGTTTCTCCATGAGAAAGGTGAAGAGTTTGTTCGCATCCCCTTCAACCTTTCTTACATCCTCGTTTCTCAGACCAAGGACAGTTGCTATACGTGATGTTCGAGGATTGATATTGCCGGTCAGTATCGATCTGGTTTCCTCGCCCATCTGGTCAAGCGGCAATCCGATTGCTCCCGCCGCCTGCACCATGGCAACGGTAAAATCTTTTGCCATCCGTTTGTCAAAGCCTTTTGCCATCGCAACAGGAAGGGTTTCCTGATATGCTCTAACAAGTTGGTCAAGGGTTGCAATTGTCTGGAGATTTGCAACCTGCAGTTCATCAAGCATTGACTTTGCGTCTTGCTGTGCCGCCTTTAGTGCTTTTTCCCCCTCCAACGCCTTGCCTGTGGTTTGATCTATGTACTTGCCGCCTACCATATAGGCAGTTGCAATCCCCAGCGCCGATGTCTCCATCTGGCCGAGAAACCGGAGAGATTCCCTTGCCGCGTTTTTTATTTCGTTGAAAATTACGGTGGCAATGGCAAGGCCGCCGAATGTCTTGATGAGGCTGTCTATTCCTCCCTGAACCTTTCCAGCTTCATTTTTCAAGCCTGTAAGATCATCCCGTATGCCATCCATCTTCTTGCTGAGTTCAGGGAAACCCTTGCTGATCGCTTCAAGAATAAGTTCAATTTTATTATCAGGCATTTTTACAATCCTTATAACTCCTCGGTTTCATATCATCCCACCCTCTCGCTGCATTGTTTGTTGCACATGCTGCACGCCGAGGATACTCTGCATGATTTGGCTTTCTTCTCTTTTTGATTAAGCTTGCTTTCCTTCACGCCCAGAAATGCCAGCACCGCTTCTCTGAACATGACCTGCCTCGTTTGATAATCAAGGTGCGGAACACACTGCTTCAGCGTATAGCTCCATTTGATCTTCTCGTGTTTCGTAATATTCCCGCTTGAAAGGATAACGCAAATGTTATCTATCCATTCGGCCCCGTTATCGTTGCCTTGATTTTTTCCGCTTGATCCCGTAGTTTCTTTAAAAGAGAAACTATCGGGTTGCATCCGAAAAAATCGGTGATTACCTCCATTGCCAGATCAAGATCGACTATGAATTTAAGTTCATCAGCAAAAGACTCTATATCCTTGTCCTTCAGTTTCTCTCCTTTTTCGCAAAGAACGATGGCCAACGCTTGAGGTATCTTTTCTTTTAAAACAGAGATAATATCTTCTGGCTGCATATCGGTTTGTATCTCAAGACCGTTCAACAGGGCTGATAACTGTTCTATTTGTCCCAGCACAAGCGGTTTTTGCACATATGACTTGCCGTCTATTTGGTATTCATATTCTTTTTTATCCATATTCTCTCTCCTCAAGCTTTATTATGTGAAAGCAATCGATATCTCGTCATCTCCTGAACTTCTGTTTAACTGGCAGGTGATCCCATAATTTTTGATGCCTTCCTTATTGTCATCAGACAGTCCCGTGTATTGCACCTTGGGAGCCGTGATAGTGCATATGTTTCCTGCGCCTCCCGATAAGGCAAGCGTTAAAGCGCCTTCATTACCCGATCTGAGTTTGCCGTAAAAATCATACGTAGCGACGAGAACCGCTTCCGGGTCCATCGTCATGGACGGTTTCCTGGATGTTATCACCGCGCTCATGTGTCCGCTTGAAGAGTTCACGTCTTTTCTCAGGGCGATATTGTTGTTCATATTGATATCCATTGTGCCTATAAGAGCGGCGTAAGAATCTACTGTAAAAGAAGCAGAAAGAAACGCAGGCGGTTTTGTAGATTCGTAACTCACACCACTACTCAACATCGCCCCATCAGTAACGGAGAAATCCGCTCCGGTAAATTCGAAGTGGAGCCATGCCGGTGCGCCATCTTCAAGCTTCAGACTTACATTGCCTCTGGCACCCCAAATCTTCTTAATAACACCGTCGACGTAAAGAGCCATTGTAAGACTTGAGATCGACGAGGAAGCTGGAGCATAGGTAACGGATGTCACAGGAACAACGGTTTCTCCAAACCCGCAACCCTTCAGAAGGACTCCGAGGGCTGGGGCTGTGCCTGCCGTGCCGGAACCTTTCACTTCTACGTCAAACTCAATTTTTGCCGACCTTGCGCCTGGTATTTGTGCCCAGGGCGATAACGATGACGAAACGTTCGGTCTCTCTCCCATTGCTATGTTCGGGGTAAATTTAGGGTTCGCCACCAGGATTGCCTGTGCTCCGGACAATGTCTCGGCAGAACCTTCCGTCTGCTCAATTTTTGCCGCTAATTGTGTTCTCGCTTCTATCATCACTTACCTCCTTGCCTTTTTTTACGGTAGACTTTGAAGCCTCCCCGGTATCTTGCACTCCATACTGCAGACGGTGAAATTCTTCTTCTGTAAGCGATTTACCGTCCTTGTCCTTATAGCGGGTTTCACCCGTATTGACTATGTCATCCATGCGT